ATATTGTTGTTTAACTCTCACTTCATAAAACGCATGTCTACGTCTATATAAAGCTTGAGGATCTCGCATTTCATTAGCGGCAATATAAGCTACATTCGAAGAACAAACCACAACTTGTGATCTAAAAACTTCTCCTTTATCTTCTAAAGCTGCCATTGGTATTCGCATTTGTTCGTTTGAAACTATCATCATCATCTCTCCTATGTCTCCAGGTCCATTCTGACCTGCATTCACAAGAGCTCCAAAATCATCATACTTCACTGCAAATTGTCCTGTATATCCATCCCAATGTTGACATCCTGGGTTTCTAGCCCATGCCAAATTAGGTGTATCAGGCGGGCAACCTGCTAAAATTGCTGGTAAAACTGTCATCAAAAAAGACTTTCCCTGTCCGGATTGTCCATAAATATAAATAACAAAAGGTACTCTTCTTCCTCCTCGATTCAACGCTGACATATCTACTATCTTATACAAGCCATCGATCTTCTTGAACGATGATTCGAGTAATTTGTAAACTTGTGCAACTTTTGTACCTCGGGTGGTACACTCCTTCAATAATTCCTGTCCAGTATTATATAATGTTAATATCTTCTGCTGAATCACATGATCATATGCTGCTTTCACAGTATATGCATGCGAATCTAAAGTATTAACTTCATCAATCCAATCATAAAACTTTGTTCCTGGTGCAAATATATCCAACCACCACTTGGTCGGTACTACATAAGACATCCAAATTTGTACTTGATCTGGGACCGTCCGAAGAAACGTTAAGGCAAGTTCACCAAGGTCTTTAAACTCCTTGGTAATTCCTGTTTTATACCTCAACGTCTCATTCACGTATTTCATTCTAGCCATATCTGGGACACCTCCTGTAATGAGTGTTCCTATTCCTTCTGTAAATATATCCAACATTGCTAAGCCTTGTGCTCTTGCCGGTTCCGGCCCCTCTACAATTTCCTTCGAGGTCGAAATGGTAATAACATTCTTAACAAATTGATTAATAAGCATCGCATCAACTCCGAAGAGCTGAAACAATCTCACAATCAATGTCGGGATCGTATAAAAAACTTTGTTCAAACAAGCCATTATAATATCATAAGCAATTGTCAAAGCGTCTAAGATTTTATTCAAAAACGGTTTAGCAACCGGTATAATTTCCAATGTTTTCTTTATATTTTCTATCATATTTGAAAAATGACTGGCAGCCTCGGTAATGGCTCCAGCCGATTTGCGATAAGCATCAATTGTTTCTTTCAATTCAGGTGATAAATTGTTCAATGTATCAAGAGCTTCCTTTGCAGAATGTGTTGCGTCTACAAAAGAAGGTAATTGTCGTTCAAAAAATGTTTCTTCACGGTGCTGTTGTTCACGTTGTATTTCATCAATAGATGGTAAACCTACTTGTTCAAATAAAACATGACTCTGTCCCATTGTGCCTTGTGCATTATTTTCATTTTGCATTTTCATTTAATGGGTTTTGATTTTAACGTAAATTCTAACGACGTAACTTCCGTCACGTAGGAGCGTGCAAATTGTCTTTTACTTAAATAAACAAGATTCTAAAATTCCTGCATTTGTTATAAAGCAGTTCAAATAAAACTTTGTTCAGTTAGTGGAGTCAAACACTATCGAACTTTACCACAGGGGGCGCATGATTCAGCCTTTGGGTTGATATTTATAATCGATAAACCATTAAAACTATTAAAGTCCAGAGACAGTAATCGCGGGAGTACATATATGTTCTTGCTTCTAGGTTAAGATAAAACTTAACACTAGTCAAAAACTAATACGTTCCGTATAAATTACTATGGTCAAAGGATATTCAATTATATAATATTATTCTTGCTAATATTATAGAATTAGCGAAATAAAAGATTATAATTATCAAATCAAAGCGGCATTCAATACTGTGTCGTCATTCAAAGCGTTACTTCATGAAAAATTAAAATTTGTTTAGATAAGTCCAAGCAAATAAGAATCAACAAAAGTAAATGGTTAGTCAAAAGAATAATCATAAAACGTGCATAAACTGATTTTAAAATAAAATTAAAAATTTGCAATAACCGAAGCTTTTAGGTTCGGACCGATATTTTCACAGAATCGATGGATCTGTTCCAAGAGGGGGGGATGTAAAACGCCC